ATCAAGCACCTTTGGGAAACCCAGCGCGGAGCCATGAATGTGATGGGTCGCGTATTAGGTGGAGATGAAATGTATTCAACCCCTACTTATTCACTTCCTCGCCGAGCGATGGAATTACTCGATCCAACTTCATTCCCAGGGATGGCATAAACCATGACAGTGACCACAAAATATCCAACGATGATTGACAAAATCATCACAGCTCTTGGCGCGGCTTCAAGTCTTGCAGGAGTTCGGATATTTGATGGCGCTGAGGTTGATGAATCTTATCCAGGCAACGCCATTGCTATCGGTCACGATGGCTCTCTTGGCGATACTGAAATGCAAGTTGGCAACATCCGCAACACACCTCTTGATTTCACAGATGTCCATGAGGAGTCAGGAACAATCAACTGCTCACTCTGGGCATGGTCAGGCGATACAAGTTTCAAGTCATCTCGAACCACTGCCTTCAACCTACTTTCAGCAGTGGACACAGTTATTCGAGCAGATTCAACCTTCTCAGGGACTTGCTTCTATTCATGGCTCGAATCAAACACTGTTACCTACCGCCAGACCACTTCAGGTTCAGCAGTAGTCCTCAACTTTGCAATCGCTTACACCGCCCAATCATAAGGAGAAGTCAATGACTTACATCATCACATCAGATCGCTTGGATAGTCCAAAGAAGTTGGGCGATGCCATCACAGACAAAGAATTGCTTGCAATGGGAGCCAATATTGAAGCCCTCATTGAAGGCGGTCACATCTCATCAGATGCGACAAAACCAGCAACAACTACAACCCCTGCAACCTCTGAAGGAGCCTCCGAATGAGCAAAATCGTTCTAACCGATGCCAAGGTGACAATCAACTCTGTCATCTTGAGTGATCACATCGCAAGCATCACCATTGAAACCAAGGATGACATCGTTGAAACAACAGGTTTCGGAGCAACAGGAGCTGCAAAGACTCGCGTTGCTGGTCTCGCCGATAACCAAGTCAGCATTGACTTCCACCAAGATTTCGCAGCAGCAAATGTTGAAGCGACAATCTATCCATTGCTCGGATCAACAACCACAATCGTGGTTCAACCAACATCCGCAGCAGTAGGTGCAACAAACCCAACTTATACATTTACAGCGTTAGTTGCAGACTGGACTCCACTCAAGGGTGGCGTTGGACAACTTGCAACTGCTTCTGTAACATGGCCAATCACAGGTGCAATTACGAAAGCGAGCGCATAACTCATGGCTAAAATCGTACTCACTAACCCTTCCATCACTATTGGCGGCGTTGACCTTTCAGACCACATCAACAACATCACACTTGAAACTAAGTACGATATTGTCGAGACAACAACATTCGGATCAACTGCCAAGACTCGCGTTGCTGGACTTGCAGACAATCAGATCAGCATTGATTTCATGCAGGACTTTGGTTCAAGCTCAGTGGAAGCAACAATCTATCCATTGCTCGGAACCACAACCTCAATCGTTGTCAAGCCTGTTGCTGGTACAACAACTACAACGAATCCGCAATACACAGTTTCAGCGCTCGTTGCAGACTGGACTCCACTCAAGGGTGGCGTTGGTCAGCTTGCAACAGCTTCTGTCACATGGCCTGTCTCTGGCGCAATCACAAAAGCAACTTCATAACCAACTAACTTAGGGGAAAAATCATGGATGGTCTTTCAGTCAAAATCGTAATGAGCGATGGTGTGGAACATATGTATTCCTTACGCCCTCGAATCATCGTGGATTTCGAGCAGAAGTTCGGCAAGGGGCTTGCTAAGTTACTTAGCGAGGAACAGAAGTTGGAACATCTCTACTATCTTGGCTGGAAGGCACTCCAGAGCAATGGTGTAGTTGTCAAGCCATTTGGCGGAGACTTCCTAGACACCATCAAGTCTGTTGAATTGGTGACAGACCCTTCCTTAGAATCCACCGCGACTCTCTAACCTATACGGTTGCAGTGTTGGCGGTGGAGTTGGGAATTTCACCGAATGAATTGCTTGATGCTCCAGATGGAGTCCTAGAAGGAATCGTTGCTTATCTCGACTTGCGCAGTAAAAAAATGGAGAGATGATGACAGGAAACAAGATTGTGCTTGTTGGAATCGAGCAGACAATTGCCGATTTGAAGAAGTTCGATGAAGATGCTGTCAAGAAGTTCAACAAGACAATCAATGATGAACTTCGCAAAGCTAAGAATGAAGCCAGAATAATTGTTGCAGATGCTGCTGGATCTAATGGTTCACCTTTGAGTGGATGGCAGACTCAGCGCAAACTCGGCCCTAGAACTGAGAAGCAAAGCAAGACTCGACCATTTCCTGTCTGGAATACTGGCGAAGTTATCTCTGGCATTGTTTCATCAAGAGCGCAAGGAAAAGTTCGCAAGGATTACACAACCAGCGCAGGAGCCTTGATCAATAAGTCCAGAGCTGGAGCAATCTTTGAAATCGCTGGTCGAGTCAAAGGCGAAGGAAAGAATCCACAGGGAACTGCCTTCAAACAAATCTTGAGAGAAAAATACGGCGAAGCAAGTCGTGTCGTTTTTCGTGTAGTTGACAAAAATCGTGCAAAAATTGAGGCAAAGTTCTCATTCGCTCTTGAAGAGGCGAAGGTTACTTTGCAAAAAAACCTTGAGTCTCGATAGGGAGAAAAATGGCTAACAAAGGCGCAGTTGTCGCTCGTATTGTTTCCGAATACTCCGACAAGGGAACCAAGGAAGCAACCAAAGATTTCAAAAACTTATCAAAGGAATCTTCTGGTCTAGGTAAGCAATTCGAGCAATTAGGCAAGAAGTTCGTTGCTGCATTTGCAGTCACCGAGATTCTCAGATTTGGCTTTGAATCTGTCAAGGTTGCCGAAAGAGTCAACGGCGCATTCTCGAAGATGAACTTGGCATTTGCCAATTCTGGATCCGCACTCAATTCCAACAGCGAGCAGGTTCAAAAGGCAGTCGAGCAGATGGGCAATCTTGCCTTCAGCTCTATCGATACTGCTGATGCCTTGGCTCGCGGCGCAATCATCTTCCATAGCGCATCAGGTGCAATGAACAATCTCGGCCTTGCAGCAAATGTTGCAAGAGCAGGGAATATGAGCCTGAGCGATGCAATGATTGCTCTCGGAAAAGCCTCTGAAGGCAAGGCAGTCAAGTCATTGACCGCTTTGGGCGTTGTCATGCCTAAAGTTGGAACCAATGCTGAGAAGTTCAAGATTATCAGCGACCAACTCACCAAATCCTTGCAAGGTCAAGCTGAAGCCTATGCTCAGACTCATCCTATCGAAGCGATGAAAGTCAAGATGGAAGAACTTTCCAACTCAGTTGGACAGTTGCTTCTGCCTGTATTCAATGCAGTGGTCAAGGTCATTGACACCTATGTCATCCCAACCTTCGTCAAGATGTTGAACTTCTTGCGCGAGAATCCAAAGTATCTTCAGCCATTTGCTAATGCTTGGGCTTTGATTATCAACATCATGGCAAAAGTCTCGGCTGTCATCCTTGGAACCGCAGGTGACCTTCTCAAATTTGCTTCAATCATCTTCCAAGTTGTTCGCGCTGTCGCATTCCTCTCTGGCAACAAGGCAATGGCTAACTGGGCGAAGACAGCAGCAGATGGATTAGGAAAGACCTCCGAGGTTCTAGAAATTGCCGCCAATAAACTCGACAAGTTCCATATGAACGCTGTCAAACTCAAGGCAACTTCTCCCATCGTTGTCAAGAGTTTCGCTGACATCACAGCCCAGACAGATAAGGCAACAGCCTCAACTTCCAAACTGACTGCTGCTCAAATTGCATCCATCGATGCTTTGAAGAAGATGGGTGTGACTGTAAAGGATCAGGCAAGTTCTGATCCGATTGAACTTGAAGCTGCTCGCCAGAACCTTGTCAGGCAAGGAAACATCATCGAGCAAGAGCGCATCCAAGCAATCCTCGATGGCATGGCGGCTCAGGTCAGCGCCAACCAAGCGATTGCTCGCTATAACGATTTGCTCGCCGCGCTTTCAGACAATCACATTTCATCAGCCGAGGTCGCACTCCTTGCTGATAAGTGGGGAATCTCTCAGAACGCAGTTGTCGCATATATCGCCCAAGTAACTGGAGCAGCAGCCTTTGATCCAAAGGATTTAGGCTCACCAGGAGCAGTAGCGGCTCAAGGTTGGAGCAATGCTCTGGCGATGCTGAATGCCTACTATGACGGCTTGCGCAATCCTGTCACCATCTCAACACCAGCAGCAAGTGGTGCTGGTGC